AGGGAACATCTTCAAGAACCACTGGTTCACCAAGTATCGCACCTTACCGGAACCATCCCAGATGAAGCGGGTCTGGCTCTATGCCGATCCTGCCTGGGGAGAGAAGGGCTGTTTCAAAGCTGTTATCTCAATTGGCTATGATGGTAATCGTTTCTACGTGATCCATGTCTGGATAAGGCAGACTGAGAATACTAAGTTCTTCAGATACTACTATGATGCCTATCAGGAGCTTGATAGAACCTATAGAGTAAAAGCCAGAGCAGCTTGTGAGACCACCTACGGACAAGGCAGAATACTGGCAGACTTTGATCGGTGGGCATATGACAATCATCTGCCACCCATCAGTCACAGAATCAAGCGCATCGATAATAAAGACAACAAGAACCTGCGTATCGAGAGAACTGAGACCATCATCGAGACAGCCAAGGTGCTCTTTCCGGAGGGGCAGGATACTCCCACTCTGATATCCCAGTTCCTCACCTATCCTGATGGCTATATCGATGGCTGTGATGCACTGGCAGGATGCTTGGAACGCTTCTCTGAATATGATATCGGCAGGAACAGGGTCAAGGTCAGGAGGTTCAGTTTCTAATGAACTACTACGATCAGCTCATGTTAGAATACTATCGGGTCCTCAATAATGCATGGAAAACCGAGATCAGAGATGCTACACGCCTTGCCATTCAGATGCTGAGTGACATGCCAAGAGCCGAGAAGCTCAGCCAGAACTCCATAGATAAGCTTATGGGCATCATCAATACTCAGTTGGGAGATGACTTCGCTGCCCTGGTCAATGAGCCCACAAAAGCGATAATAGACCGCTGTGTGCGGCTCGGACTGCGAGACACCCAAGTGCAAGCCCCAACCAAGACTAGTATCGGGCTCTGGGGCATAGAAGATCAGCACCTCTCATCTACAATCCAGAAGCAGCAGTTGTTCTGGATCGGGAACCACTTTGAAGCTGACGTGAGACAAAACTTCGCAGATACTCTTTCCAAAGCCATTGAGCAAGGCTATACAAAAGAGATGCTTGCAGATACCCTCAAAGACCAGTTCAATGACATCGCCAACCGCTCATCACATTACTGGCAGGGGCTGGCAGAGCACACCGCACTTAGAGTCAGAGAGTTCGGAAGGCTGCAGGGCTATAAGAAAGCCAAAGCCAGATACTATAAGCTCGTGGTGATCCTGGATGATCGCACTAGTGATATCTGCCGGGCTTTGGCAGCTCAGGACAAGATCTATCCCCTAAACGATGCGCTGGAAGTGATGGATAATCTTATGGCACTGGATACCAAGTCCAACAGCCTGGATGATGCCAGAGACTACATAAAAGCCCTTGCCCCCTGGATCAAGGATGATCAGATTGAATACGACTCAGAGATGAATCCAGTCGGTGTCTCCGGAGCACATACTCCGTTTCCTCCGTTTCATTGGAAGTGTAGGACGACTACAACTATCACTTAATTGTCTGTCAGAAAGGCAACGGATCATCATCCTCCGTCGTAGTTTTGGCTGTATCAGATAAGACATCTTCGATTTTATTAATGAACTCGATAATACTACAGATAGTATCGACTATAAACATACTCTCAATCTTGTTCAGTAGGGGATTAGGGTGCGCAGCACTCTCATTATTCCTAACATAATTGAAATCATCAAACAATTTTACAATACTACCAATGATTTTACTCGACATATTGGATTCTAATAACTCATGATCATGCAACCACTTATTATACAATCCAAATAATGTGTTTAGAGTGTTATTGCTTGAATATTTTATCCCATGCTTATCGCAGAGCTTTCTTCCGTAGTTAACCAGATAATTGTGTAGTCGATCTAGGGTTAACTCAGGTTTATTATTCTCTATGTTGTGTTTGATGTCCGCTATTATAGTATCCAGACTTTCATCAGCATCAATTGAGCGTAAAGCACTGATGTTTTTTACCAACATCATACCAGATAACTTATTGTTGATTAGAACACACTCATCGTACAATGAAAGATCAGACTCAGATTTTTCTTGTGTTGCATCAACCCATATCTTTAGAAGCTCTCGATTAACTACGGTAATCTGCTTGTCATCAGCTTTTTCCCAAAAAGCCCTTAGGAGATTTGCTTTGGACAATGAATTATCTGCAATTGATCCATCATAAATGTCTATATCAACCGTAGAGATAAAAAAGTCTCGAAATGTTCTATTACTGAACCAAAGAACATACCCGCCTCCCATATCAAAGAGTTTTTCGAATTTCAGTCTATCGGCATATTTGAATGAAGACATAATCAGTTTAAATGCTCTTCAAAAGAATCATAACTATTGGCTATACAGAAAGTAACTGCACTTCCTAGGGCTTCAAAATGCTTCTTGCCACAATCAATCTTTGCCTTTTCCGAGGGTCGAAGAGCATCTAGGAACGTATCTCCTTTTGTTTCTACCACAAAGAACAATCGCAATCTCGTTTCATTCTCAACCAATACAGCCCAGTCTGGGTTATATGTTCCCAAGGGAGTAGGCACCATAAACCAAGAGGGTAGTTTCGCAAAAACTTTCACTGCATCATTCTTCTCTAACCTCTCAGCAAATGGTTTTTCTACGGTTGAAGAGTCATAAACGATATATTCATAAGGTGTTTTCTGAGATGCGAGCATGTTTTTTGATACATAGCCAAAGAGCTCCTCATTCTCAAACAACTCCTGAGCATAGTAGCAGTCATCTCCAATACGCTGATACTTGATACCATCAACCAGTGCCAGCCTCTTAGTCTTGTTAATGGCTTCGACAGCATATTCAATGAACTTCTGGGGATTCCGTTTGAAATCTATCAATCTATCGCAATCAAGTAGAATTCTGGATATGCTTTTCCTAGTTAAACTCGTTTTATCCTGCAAGTCAGATAAAATGTCAGGTAAGGCTATACCACCCTCTTCGATGGCTTCTGGAGCTGATGTGGTTGTTAATACTGCGCCCACGCCTCCTTTATCGATCTCGATATTTGCTTTTTCCCAGCTTAACCTTGATCTCGTTATGGGTGGCATGTTCTTCACAGCTTCTGTGCAGTCTGCAATTAGCTTTACATTATCAAATTGAACCCTATAGGTTGTTTTATGCTTTATTCTATCCCATAAATCCTTGAACTCCGGACTGTATAAAACTTCTTTTCTTACCTTGATTAGATTCCTGTCATCCGCATTCTTGACATCAAGTTTACCGGCTAGCTTACGTAAGATTTCTTTAACCTGCAGTTCTTGATCTTTGAACTCATTAGGAAGCTCAAACGATCCATCCTTCAAAGCTGTGCGCAATTTATCCTGAACTTTGCCTTTATGATCTATGTAGCAGTTTTCTTTTAGGTAGGACCAAACACTTTCTGAATTTGTAACTCCGAAAGGAGTAGGATTGCCGGAAGCATCAATAATATGGAGTGCGGCAAACTGGTGTTTTTCCACTATCCCAAAGCGTATGCCGGTATCTTGTTCGATTTCTTTCTGAAGATTCTCTGCAAATGATTCATATCCCTCATTAGCAATAACTGTGAGCGTGTTTACGTCGAATCCTCTAACTCGTTCTCCTTCCTGATTTACACATAAGCGTAATCCTCTGCCGATAGTTTGTCTTCTTTGAAGCTCTGAGCCCATTTCTCGCAAAGCACAAATTTGGAATACATTAGGATTGTCCCATCCTTCCTTGAGTGCAGAATGCGAAAAGATAAACTTGAGCTTGGTATCAAAGCTGAGAAGCTTTTCTTTATCTTTCATTATCAGGTTATAGGCTCGTTCTGCATTATCTCTATTTGTCTGATTGTTTTCCTCTGTATCTGTCCAGCCACCCTTTTTATCTATGGAGAAATAGCCATTATGGACTTCCTCTGCCAGGCTTTCAATATCTACATCCTCAAAGATTGTGTTATACTCCTCTCGCTTAATCAATCTTGAATACTCATCTTCAAAGATTTGAGCATATTCGCCCTTGATAGATCTGCCATCAGCATCGTAACTCCGATATTTTTCTACCCTATCGATGAAGAACAGACTTAGAACTTTTATACCCTTACCCTCATTCTTGAGCCTGAGTTCTTTATCCAAATGCTCTTTGACTGTTCGTCTGATCATCAATCTTACCAGAGAGTCGTCATCTACTCCTCCATAGCTTTCTCCTGGTCTCAGGTTTTTATCTATACCTGGGAATCTGATCTCGACAAACTCTGATCCTTTACGGCAATTGATTTCACCTATGGAGCAGTTCTCGTAAATGTTCCTCCCTGTAACCATCATTAGGTTATCGCCATCCTGAACCAGAATCTCTTTGCGGATAACGTGTTGTCCCTGTTGAGCATCTAATTCCACCTTGGCTTGAATCACATTGCGCTTGTTTGATACGGAAAGAACTCTGATATATGGCTTGTTATGGTCTCCAACTATCTTGGCAGATGCCACCTCGATCTGCTTGACCAGCTTCTGTTCATAAGCATCCACAGCATCCAAGCGATATACCATGTGATGTTTCTCAACATGGGTAGCAGAATATCTTAAAGTGCAGAGGGGGTTCATAGCTGCAAGAGCTTCTTTACCCCTTCCCTCAAGACCACCATCTACGCTTTGGGGCTCATCGACAATTATTATCGGTTTAGTTTGTTTGATAAGGTCAATCGGCTTTTCGCCATTGATCTTCTCTGTTTCCTTGTATAAATTGTTGACGTCCTTTTTATTAATCGCCCCAACCGTAACCACCATTATTTGGATTGAACTGCTGGTGGCGAAGTTCCGCACCTGTCCAAGTTTACCGGAATCATAGAGGAAATACTCATAAGGCTCATTTGCGTATAAAGATCGTAAATGCTCCTGAGTAATCTGTAGGGACTTATACACACCTTCTTTGATGGCAATTGACGGCACTACAATCACAAACTTGTTGAACCCAAAACGTTTGTTCAACTCCAATATTGTCCTGAGATAAACATAGGTCTTTCCAGTCCCGGTCTCCATTTCCACTGTGAAGTTCATAGACCTTAGAGAATCATCCGGTCTCAAGCCGTTTCGAAGTTGAATTTCTCTGAGGTTTGTCAGTACCTCTTCATCTAATAATTGGAGTTTATTGCCTATGCCCAGTGCATTTGATTGAAGCAAGAAGTCTCTTTGCTCCTCAGTTGGCATGGTAACAGTAAACACAGAACGACAACTTTCTTGCCCTTTAAACAAATCGCATATAGCTTCTATGGCATCAAGCTGGAACTGTAGATTTGGTTCAAAGTGTAGTTTCATGCTTCACCTACAAACTGCGGATATTGTTAAATCCATGCTGATTAAAGATGGCAGTTATATTTGTTTTTGCCACATCATTTTCAAATGCCGAGTCACGAAATACGATCACTGTCTCCGTCTCAGGATTCTGGGTCTTGATCCAATCAATCATGCCTTGCGCCAGAGGCTCAATCTCTGCCAAAGATATGCTTGTTGAAAGGCAAACAAGAAGAACCCCAAAGCCAATGTTATATACTTTCTTTCGGCAGATATCTTTACTGTCGATCTGAATCGATAAATCTAACCCCAGTTTGAGTAGTAGTTCGAACAGAATGTCCTGCTCAGATCGATCTGATTTAACATGACTTGTGTATTCTTCAATTGTTCCTTCTAAGTCTGTAATCGAGGGATCCCAGGTTTTTATGTTGGAAGTGTCAAGCTTGAAAACCCGAAAGCCTATGTCTCCATTATATCCCGGTGATTCTCCAATGACCTTTGTTCCAGCCCTACGCAAACGCTCTTTTGTGATTTCGGAAATGTTTCTAGGTTTAGACATACTGTCACAGAAGTCAGCAGCAGCTTTCTGATTTGGATCATTAGGATCTAGAGGTTCGGGTAACTGAACAAGTATATACCTTCTATTCCCACCATCCATTGCATTCTGTAACATAGTAGCATGTCCAGTCGTTCCAGACCCAGCAAAGAAATCAACGACGATTTCATCATGAGAGTTCACTGATTCTATCAGTTTTCTTATTGTATAGACTGGTTTAGGATAACTAAAAACTTTCGGACCCAATAAGATATTTAGCTCTTCTGTAGCATTTTCGTAATTGACTTCCTTTTCATAAAAAATTGATTTTATCTTGGTGATTTTTTCATCGGAAAAATAATCCTTTTCGAAAACATCATACTCATAGCCACCATCTCTTCTAACCTGCCTCACAAGTAGCTTTTGCACATTTTCTTCGACTGTTCTGCTAGCCCATCTCCATCTTCCCTCGGTACCATTTGAAAGATATGGGAGAATGCATATTGAGTTAGGTATCTCTTTTGTTGATATTCTCCCAGATGATTCATCAAAGTAAATAGGATAGTATTGATTAGGAGCATCTATTTTTCTTGATCCTGCTCCCCTTTTTCTCAGACCGATTTCCCTATAACTACCAAAGGCATCAGTTTTGTTATAATCTGCAGCATCTGAGCTGAATCCCAAAGGCAGTATAGACTCGATGTCCTTAGCATAACAAACAATATAATCATGTTCTGAAGCTACTAGCTTTTTAGCCTGATTGCCTCTAGGATTTGATCTAACTGTAAACAATTCCACAAAATTTCCCTCGCCAAATATATTGTCACAAACCATAAGAAGATTCCGAAGCTCAGTGTCATTGATACTAATGAATATTACTCCTTTCCTGTTTAACATACTATACGCTAAGCACAATCTTGGATAAATCATATTAAGCCAATCAGTATGAAATCTTCCACTTGACTCAACATTGGAACTGATCTTTGAGCGACCCTCTATCTGTCCAGTAATCTCCAGATAGCTATTAATGTTATCCTTATAATTATCTGGATACACAAAATCTTTTCCTGTATTATAAGGAGGATCAATATATATTACTCCGACTCTTCCATTATAGATTTTGTGCAGCATTTTTAGAACTTCCAGATTATCCCCTTCAATCATAATGTTTTTCGTGGTTTCCCAATCAACGCTCTCTTCCGGACATGGCCTCAATGTCCCCAGGCTTGGTGTCAGAGCAAATTGGCGGGCTTTCTTTTTACCAAACCAGTTCAGACCGTATTTCTCATCATTGGTCTCAATATACTCACCAAGGAGCTGCTTCAATACCTCAAAATCAATCTTTCCCTCAGTAAATGCCTCGGGGAAGAGCTGTTTTAATTGCTCTATGTTATTAGCTATCAGGTCTTCGCTCTTGCCGAAGTTTTCATCGAGTCTTTCCATGTTTATATCCTCATCATAGTTTTTTTATACATTCCTGGTATTGAAGTTTTAGTTCGTTGATCCTGGTGTTCAGATCAACTTTCTTATTCATCTGAGTTTCTTTTTTTATGGCTGATCGCAAATAGGCTATCTCTCCCTGCAAGGCAAGGCAGTTCTCCAGAAGTTCTTTTCTCTCATGTGTTGTGTCGTGTTTAATCTTTAGCTTCCCAGTATGCTTGGAGCATGCCAAAGCCACAAAAGAAGCTTCCCATCCCCTGTAAAGGTCTAAGAAGCTTAAGTATATCTTTGCATCAATCGCCAGACTTCTAACGAAAGGGAGTTCTGTAGATGATAATGACTCAAGATTTATCCATCCGCTGTTCATCACTTCTTCCACTACGATAATTCCTTTCTCTGCCAGACTGAATCGCTTTGGGGCTATGCTGAACATTACTAAATCCTGATGATTGCAAATCAGCAGGAGGGGGTAGGGTATTGCCCGATGGATAAGATTAACAATCCTCTCTGCTGTCCCAATCTGTTTCAAGTTGACCAGCAGTATTGAAACTTCGGCATACTCCCTCTGCTCGTCGATATAAGCCTTAAAGCTTGTGTTGTCTTGCTTTAAAGCATACAGCCAGGTAACAACATCAAGGTGCTCTTGGAACGCTTTTTTATCCGCTGTGAGGAGTTTGGCATTATCATAGAAGAGCTTTTTGTACACTTTCTTCGCCACGTAACAATGCGCAGGTATTTTAAGACATTCAATACATGCCTCTAATGTTAGCGAGTTTGCAGTATTCATCGTGGACATTGTTATACTATTACCAGATAAGTCACTACTTCAAAATCGGCGACGCCTTTGAAGCTGTTTATTACAGGGAGGGTACCGCCTCTATGAAAAAGACTCTCCACACCCTGTTCTTCTGAAGTCCCAGATATCGCGGCAATAGCCTTCCCTAATAGGGTTGTGTAATGCCCCATATCTTTCCCATTGTTTGTCTTTTGGTTGAAAATCCGTAGAGCTTCAGGATCAGCTTGTTGTCTGCCCAAAGTAAGACTTCTGAAGATATCCATAACCTGTTTTACCTGATTAACCTCATACTTCAGCTTACCTGAGTCAGTGATATAAACAAGATAGTAAGGTTCCATCGCAAACATGCTGGCATTAGTAGGTGTAAAGTTATCAGCTTTCAGACAGAAGATCACACCCGGATCAATTTTCTCACGGATTATATCGTCCATTCTTGCTACAGCCATTACACCAAGGTGGTTGGTTCTTAGAGCATTGTCTCCTTGTTTGGAAAATTCAACCAGGTCGGTGCGGAACTCATTGAATGTCATGTCCGTGATCGAAATGCTACCTCCCAAATCTTCCAGATCAAGAACTTGGTGTTGGAGTTGTTCCAATTGTTTTCGCCGATACTCAAGGTCATTCATTTTCCCCGAATCTGTGTATTCAATTATATTCTCTTCTCCGGTGGCTGAGATATCTAAAAGTACCATTCTACCTGATACACGTGATTCAAGATTGATGTATTCTTCAAGCTCCAGGTTTGGCCAGAAGTTCACTAACTGGATAACCTTGTTGCGAGAACCCAAGCGATCAATTCTGCCGAATCTCTGTATGATGCGAACCGGATTCCAATGGATATCATAGTTGACAACGTAATCACAATCCTGTAGGTTCTGGCCCTCAGATATACAATCAGTGCCGATTAGTAGGTCAATTTCGTCTCGTGATTCAGGCGTTATTTTATCACGCTCTTTGGATATTGGCGAGAAGTTTGTAAGGATTGTGCTCAAGTCTTTTCTGATCTTAGGAATAGTAGTTTTATTCTCATCGCTTCCTGTTACAAGTGCAGAGTGAATCCTATGCTCCTTGTAAGCCCATTCTGCAAGGTTTGAATATAGATAAGAAGCAGTGTCTGCGAAAGCTGTAAAGATCAGAACTTTCCGATTGGAATCGTTTATTGGGGTGTTGATTTTTTCAGAGATAATCCTCTTCAGTTCGTATAACTTTGCATCCCTGCCTGCTACGACCATTCTGGATTCTCTTAGGAGCTTTGTTAGCCTTGATTCATCTTCCTGTAGCTCCTGTTTCCACTTGATCTTATCTACATCTTTAATCAAGACCTTAATCTTGTTTCCAATTAGATATGGAGTAAACTCCTCAGATTCTATTTCGAGATTTTCAATATCGAGTTCTTCTACATCAGAGTCTTCATGTTTCTCAATTTTCTCCAGAATAACACGTACTGAATTTAACAGGTTCTCTACTGTTAGTGCAAACGCATGTATAGAACTTTCCATACGCTTGAAGAGGTTTACCCTCATCAAGTGGATCAAGCTCTCTTCACGATCAATTTGCCGGAAAACAGAACCCTGGGATAGTTGTAAATCATACTTCCGCTCATATTCATCTAGCTTGATAGGGAGCACATACTTTAAGGGAGCATAGGCACTCAGATGTAGCTTGCGGATATCCCGGTTAATCTCTCTCAGGGTAGGAAACTCACCCTGCTTGTCAATATCAGCCTTTATGTTTACTGGTGCAAGTCTCTCAGGGAATTTGCCCAGTTCACTATCATTGTAGTATTTGGTTATATGCTTACGAGATCGGGCTATAGTTAATGTATCCAAGAGTTTGAAATAGTCGTAGTTTAAAGTGCTAAGCAGAGAATGGGTTGTTCGCTTCGCATCATCCAAGCGTAGCCATGTATTAAACTTGGTTTGGGCTTGTTTCAGTGTTTGCTCAATGCTTGCAATTCCAACATCATACAGGGCGTCATCCAATCCCGCATTAATGAAGGCTACCTGGTTCTTCAGATCATTCATCCGGCTATTAACTGGAGTAGCAGACAACATCAGCACTTTGGTCTTAACTCCAGATTGAATAATCTCTTTCATTAGTCTCGAGTATCTTGTGAGGCCATTTCTACGAGGAGGATTGTTTCTGAAGTTGTGAGATTCATCTATCACCACTAAGTCATAATTGCCCCAGTTTACTGATTCCAGATTAATCTCGCCAGAATGTCCCTTTGTTCTGGTAAGATCGGAGAAACACAAGACATCGTAATTAAAGCGATCAGCTAATAACAGATTTCGTTTATCGTTTACGGTATAGATAGTCCAGTTGTCCTTCAGCTTCTTTGAACACAGGACTAGAACACGATCGTTTCTCAGTTCATAATACTTGATGATAGCCAGCGCTTCAAAGGTTTTCCCTAAACCAACACTATCAGCTATTATACAACCATTGTACCGTTCAATTTTGTCGATCGTTCCCAGAACTCCATCGCTTTGGAATTTATAGAGCTTTTTCCAAATATCCTTGTTTTTAATACCAGTTTTTGATTTGATTATCCGGTCTTCATCAAAGTCACCATGAGTCTTTTCAAATAGAGCAGAGAGCGTCACGAAGTAGGGTATGGTTGGGGGGTAATCCCAATACAACTTATGCAATTCTTTGAGAAAAACGGACTTGTATTCATAGGAACTACTCGTATTTTGCCATAAGCTTTCAAACCATTCGAGTAATGGATGGGTTTCATCATCCTGTTCGTAAAGTGCGTTTAGCATGAACGATCCTGGAGCAACAAACCCCATTCCCTCAGCAGTTAACGTGGAACTCCCATGAATGGCTAATGATCTTCCCCCTGGGTTATTCACGTGGTACAGGTTCTGATTTATAGGCAAATGTGATGCCTTGATCTCGCAATGATCTAGTACCCATTTGTACAATTCATTAGCTGTTTGCCTAAGCCCAAGTGTATTTCTGAATTGCCGTTCTGAAGGGATGTCAGCCATGCACTTTGCGAAGTTATCCTTAATTTCTGGCAACAGAATCCTAACTTTTGATACTTTCCGCCATGATTTTGATAACTCCGATAACAAAAACACGGATATCTGGCTACAGACCATTGATATGGAGGAGTCTGTAGTCGCTCCACGCAGTAGGATTTCCCCAATCCTCTCGCCCGATCTGTTATCGAGTACTTTCACCAAATGCCTCTATAACTCGTATTATTATCCTATGGGAAACCATCCATCCCCCTAGTATTTTTGCTTTCGATCATGCGATAGCTTTAGCGTTATTTTGTCAACCCCAAAATCTGTCGCATCCTTATGCATCCTTATTTGTGAGAATACAGGGGACTGCTTTTCTTGCTCCGGATCGATGATCCAGTAAGTTCAAGGAGCACAAATGGAAGCTAAACTGATGGATAGAATCAAAGAGCAGTTAGTCAGACATGAAGGTCTGAGGCTAAAGCCATACCGCTGTACGGCAGGCAAGCTGACTATCGGGATATCCCGCAATCTTGATGATTGCGGGATATCCCAATCCGAATCCTACGTCATGCTGATCAATGACATCATGAACTGCGAGAAGCAGCTTCAGGCAAAGATACCGGATATCTACAATGGTCTTGATGAAGTCCGGAAGTCGGTGCTGCTCAACATGTGCTTCAATCTGGGCATCAATGGTCTGCTTGGCTTCAAGAACACTCTGGCGTTTGTCAAAGCTGGAGACTGGGAACGGGCTGCAAACAATATGCTTGTGTCTCGTTGGGCAAAGCAGGTTGGCCGCAGAGCGATTGAGCTATCCGAACTGATGAGGAAAGGCAAGTGATACCGATCCCGGTCGAGACGAATGAAGTACTGGCAGTGCTCAATCTACCCAAGGAGATGGGGGATAACATCATCTTCAAAGAGCATAAAGGGCTTGTCCTAGAGACGATCAGAAGCCTTGTATTGGATAATTTTTACCAAGACGCTATACGTAACGACTATCCTGATGACGATCCCTTCCTGATCTCTTTTCGTTTTGGGTTCTGTTTCCTGATGCTGCAGAGTACTTGCGAGTTTCTTAATTTGAAGACCCTTGGCGAAGGAATAGTCAAGACAGTAGGATTAGACCAGTCGGCTACCGAACTGCTCACAGGGAGCGAAATAGACGCATTTAAAGCCAAGCTTGAGCTAAGGGCACTCACTCTGCTGCGGAACTATCTCAATCAAAGTGGCATGGAGCGACTCACAGAGTTGAAACCGAGACTCCCTAAAGTGCTGAGAGCCGGGGTGATCTGATGCCGCAGAGTGACTTTAACAGTCCGCAAGAGTTGATGGTCGAGATCTACAGAGCGATCTATGCGGCTCTGGAAAGCAGACTACATCTGATCGGGAGTGTTATTGATGCCGACTCCCGCAAGGAGATTCTCACTCAGCAGATCTACGACAAAGGCGATTTCTACGGGAATACTGGTTACGTAGTGGAAACCAGTGACTCCGGTATGACACTGAGAGTGGGATCGAACGTGAAACACGAGCCTTTTGTTTTGGGTGGTAAAGTGCCTTCCTGGACTCCCATCGCACCGCTCAAGTCATGGGTAGAGCGCAAAGGGCTCTCGTGGACTGATAAGAAGAGTGGGAAACTACTCACTGTGGATCAGATAGCATACATGATCCAAGCCAAGATCAAGCGGGAAGGCATAGCTGCAAGGAACGTTTTTGCCCAGGTTATAGCTAACCGGGAGCAGTGGATATATCAACAACTCAATTCTATCGAGGTAAGTCTATGAGTGCTTTTGAGAAGTTTATCGCAGATCGGAATCGGATAGTGGATGCCCTTAAGTTTTGCGACATTCCCACCATCCAGTTCAACAAAGACAGCATTCCCAAGCAGTTGCCCTGCGCTATCGTGATCCTGGACTCTGAGACAGGCAAGAATGGTACTTCAAGACAGTTTGTGAATACTGACATAGCCTGGACGGTCTTCCTGATCGTCAATGCCCATAACGTGGATGATCCTGATTCTGACCTATACCAACTCAAAGAAGAGTTCCGGACTTTCTATCTCAAGCTGATGAATCGAGACCTACCCAGTGTGGAGTATTACACTTCCAGAGTGGATGGCTCTCGCTTGGTTCGGATCGCCAAGATCGACCTACTGAAAGCGGGGAACGGAGCATCTTCTTGAGAGTAATGCGACTGGGTGGCTATAACCTTGCTATCAGCTCAGTATCTGATCTGATCGAGAGCAAGTACAAGCCGGAAGCCATTGACCTCTCAAAGTGCCAGAGAGTGGGCAAACAGCTCATCTCAAAGGCAGCCGAGACTAAAAAGACAGTGATGGCACCCTACTCCATGAGTAAGCTGCTCAATCTTCTCGATTTGGACGAGTACCACTCCGGCTGTATCGATGCACTTTCTATGGCCACCGTCATGCAGTTTGAATGCAAGAACAAGCAGGTTGCTGCCTGGATGGAAGCTGCCGAGTTTCCTGCCTGTGAAGACCAGACCACCATCCTGGCTGAGATGATCAAGTTCTATCTCGCCAGCGGAAACGGCTTCCTGATCAAGATGCGGAACACTCAGGGTGATTGGATGGGGCTGGAGAGGATGCTGCCAAGTGAAGTGCAAATCGTGGAGAACTATGACGAGTTCGGCTTCTTTAGACCCAACTACATCCAGATCAAGAACAACCAGAAGAAGGACTTCGCCTATGCGGACATCATCCACATCAAGAAGTCCACTCACAGATCAAACGCCTGGGGCCTGGCTTGCCTGCCCATAGCCATTAATATCGAGATCTTGGGAGAGATCAAGACCTTCGACTACAACAACTTCAAGAACGGTCTCATGATCGACTACTTCGTGATTGTGGAAGGTGGCACTCTCAGAGACGGAACCGTCACTGACGAAGCGGGCAATGAAGTGCTGACCGATGCCTATACCGAGATCGAAAAGGCACTCACCGAAGTGAAAGGAAACGCCAAAAGCCACTCTACGGTGCTGATCGAGAGTGAAAGCCGGGATGTGAAGATACGCCTCGAACCACTCAGACAGCAAGACAGAGAGGGCGGCTTCCTCAGCCTAAAGAAAGACCTCAGGGAAGGCATCCTCGCTTATCACCGGGTCCCGGCAAGGATTGTCTCACAACTTATCCCAGGACAGCTTGGTGGCGATAACCGTAGCGATATGGCTATGTTCTACCACTTCGTGATCAAGCCGCTACAGGAGCGACTTGCTCTCACCTTGGCGATAGAATTCAACTACGAGTTCGGCTGGAAAGTCAAACCGGATGACTTCAACTTCGGCAACCTAACCGAGATTCTGCAATCCGATGATGAACGTCTGTTCATGCAGAATCGGAACTTTGGAAGTAAGTAATCAATGAAACACAAGCACATAGATAACAATAAAATACATACCCAAGGAGGTATCGTGTATCCATTCAAGAAACGAACGATTCGAAAGGGCGAGCTGCGTAATGTAGAAGTCGAGCTGGTCTCGCTCCTCTTTGACGAGATGAATCCTGCCAATCAGAAAGGCTTTGTGGTCAAGAATGCCTCTGGCAGAAGCTTTGAACACAAGATCAACTCCACCAAGTTCAAGAGTGAAACAATGGGCACTCAGGGTCGGCTTTACGTCACTCTGATGGAGCCTAACACC